AACTTACGAACACAATCCTTAGAGAATAAGGATTTCATTTGTGCGTACTCATCAGGTTTACGATTCGAATCAGTAGCATCTAATCCTTTTCCGTAAATCATTTCTGAGATACCATTGATAATAGCGTTGTTTGTAGGACTTCCGTTATACCTATCAATTAAGTATTGAAAGTAATCGTTATCCTCTCCGTAGCTTACCCAATCTCTATTCTTTTGCTCTACTATCTTAGGTGATGTGTAGGCATTGAAGTTTACAACTCTTAGGTCGTTATAACTCTTGGGTTTGTGTGAATTTCTGCTCATATTATGATATAATCATTATCGTAAGTATTCTCTGTTGTATATACCCCATCATTTACAGAGTAATCCGAAATAGTTTGGTCGGTACAGAAAACCTTATCTCTATATATAACGCTTGACCCGCTTGTTATTGTCAAATCGTAAAATCTATTTTCAGTAAGTGCAAACGTATTAGTAATTACTAAATATCCTTTCTCAGTAAATATGTTACTTCCAAAATTCCAATCGTAATCAGCTAACTGCCAAAAGTCATTATTATCATCCCACTCAGCACTTTCTATAATATAAGTTGTTACCTCATTTGTAGAATCATCTCTTAGTGTGATAATTACGTCTTCAGGATAACTACGAGGTATTACTCGAAACATTTGCTCTGATGTACTTGTTGTTAGAATTATCATTTTGTTACCTTGTATATATATAACGCTTATAAAGTGCGAATTTGCATTGAAGCAAAAAAAAAGGGAGCATAAAGCTCCCCTTAATTATATCTATTGGTTAGATTATGATGCAGGTGATACCACAGGTGTGATTACTCCTGCTCCCGCAGAATCAGTTACCGCAGTTCCTAAGAATGCAGGTGGTTCTTCTTCCATCGCTTCAAAAGTCAAAGTGAATCCTGAGAAATCACCCATATTCGCTCCTGTTGCAAGTGAACCTCCTGTAAGGTCTGCTCCGTGATTTAATCCGATTACCATTTGCTGACCGTTATAATCCTCAACTACAATCTGAGGTCTTGCAGCAGCTAATAGTTTAATTTCATCTTGAGTTGGTTCATCAAGAAGTGGTAACTGAATGTTTACCGTTTGTGTATAGAAGATAGAGTTGTTTTCACGAGAACCATTAATAGTGGTTTCAACAGATGATGCACCTCTTAGGTCATATCCGTACCAAGTACCACCACTAATTACTCCTGCGGTAACACTAAGTCCTTCTACATAAGCAGAAAAGTAAATCTTTTTAAGACCACCTACTGCTTTTGCACAAGGATATTGTCTTCCTTCAAGTGTTATTGTACAAGCCATAGTTTTTTATAAGTATTAAAAAAGGGCAGGTAGGCTCACATTCGGCATACCCACCCTTCTTTGATTAAACAATTTATTTCTTATGCAAGAGTTAATAAAGCAAGGTCAGAACCAATACCATATTGTACACCCGCAGTAAAACGCATAATTACTCGTACGTTTTGAGAACCATCAAGGTCAGCCATATCTAATAACTTAACTTCGTTGTGGTCAGATAATAGACCTGTACCGAAGTATAGGTTAGAGCGTTGTCCTGCAACGATGTGGTCAGTTGGCATACCCGGTGCTAATTGTACTTTGATTCCTTCGAAAGAAAGTGCATTACCATTGTTATACCATTGTGTACCTTGAGCGTTTGTACCCGCAGCACCAAGACCTGAAGCTCCGAATCCACCTAAAGCACGAACATAAGCTTGGAAAGCAACAGTTGGTACATAGATAGTAAGGTCTTCTTTACCGATAACAGTTGAAGGAAGTGCATCTACTGTGTTTCCTAATAGAGTGATGATGTTAGAAGAAGTGAATGAAGTTTCAGCTCCGTTAGCAGCATCGTTTACATCTCCATCAGCAGCCATAAGAGTTGTGAATCCGTCAAACTCACCTGCAGTAGCGTTTACTCCACTCCAAATGTTTTGCTCAGTTTTCTCAGCAACTAATCCTGCTACGTGTCCGATAATGAAATCAGAGAATGAAGGAGGTAGGTTGTCAAATGCAGAATATCCCATTTGTACTGCTTCCCAATCAGAACGGAAGTCTTTTTTACAGAACTCTAAGTTTACTTGGAACTCTTCAGGTTGAAGGATTCTTTCAGTTAGAGTTACCGTTGCAGTATCAGCAAAGTCGCAAGTTGAATCTTTGATTACGTTAGCATCAGTAGCAACTTTTTTGATTACTTCTTTGAATGCAATGTTTGGTTTTACCTCGATTGCACCATCTTCGATAGTTTTACCACTTAGTAAGGCAGCAGCGATATACTTCCCTGCAAATTCACCTGCGTAAGTAGTAGTGATTGATGTAGTTGTAGCCATTTTTTATTTAGTTTATTTAAAGTTTGCAAGTTTAGCAAGTACTCTATCTCGTGTAGAACCTGCTTTTTTTGTTGAATAGTTAAACATTTCTTTTTGTGCTTGTGCTTCAGGATTGTGTCTTAATGGAGCAGCAGCAGGTTGAGCAGCAAGTTCAGCTTTTACTTCAGCTTCTACTTTAGCCATTTCCTCTTTCTTCTCCATTCCTGCTTTTACTTCGTCAATCATAGCTTTGATTTCGTCAATAGCAGCAGCGAACTCTTCCTTTTTAACATAAGCCATTTCCTCTTCAGCAGCCTCAACTTCCACTTCCTCTTCAGGAGCTTCTTCTTCAGACTCTTCAGATTTAATCTCGCTAATGATACCTTCCTCTACGACTACAAGGATTCGACCATCTTCCATTTGATACTCACCTACAGGAAGGGCAATCTTGTCCTCCTCAGTAACGATGAATACCTCTTGTTCAGGTGCGAACTCTTCAGCCTCAAGAACAGTACCATTTTCTAAGGTCATTTGAGCGAACTCTACTTTGGTTTCTTCCGTAGCCACTTCTTCAGCTTTTACTTCTTCTACCTCAGCAGAAAGCTCAATACCTAATAAGGTTTTGATTTCTTTAAGCATTTCTGTTGGTTTCATATTTATATAACGATTAGTGATTTTTATTTTGCATTTTTAAACTATACTCTAATAGCTTTTAATGCACCTGAAGCAGCACGAGTCATTCTATCTGCCAACTTTTGAAGTTTACCATATTGATTTTTAACCTCAACAAATTTTCCAATAATTTCTCTGTCAGATACTCCTAATTTATCAGCAGCAGCAGTATCCTCTTTCATTTGTTGCTCTGCTTTTTGCAATATATTAGCTGCATCAACAGATGCCTGACCTGCAATTTTATTTAATTGTTGTAAATCATTTGCAACAGTCCCTAATTGACCAATCTGTTTTTGAATCTTTTGGAACTCATCAAGTATTTGATTTAAATAATTATCATAATCTTTAATAGCAAATTCTACTCTCTCTTCAGAAAGTTCTACTTTGTCTTCTACCTTCTCTATTGCAGATAGTTTTTTAAATACTGATTTTTGTGTGTTCATATCTTAAAATAATTTTGGTGTATTATAATTGGCTAAAGATTTTTTTGCATTATTAGCATAAGCAGTTTCCGCACGAACACTAACATCAGTAATTCCTAATTCGTCAAGCTGCTTTTGAGTCTTAGTGCCTTCATCAGAAACAGTATTAGCTAATGTTCTTGCTCTACCTACTTTTCTTGATACCTCTTTAAACAAAGATTCTAAATCATTCATAATTCCATTTAATTCTTTAAAATCTCTATTTATATCATCTACCTTACTAAGCTCTACTTTTTGCTCCGCTAATTGGGTTTTAAATAGCTTATCTGCGATTTCTTTTTTAATCATTGTTATATATTTTTTTTAATTAGTTCCTCTTGTTCTTCCGATACCCTGCGCTCTTAATGAGCCATCGCAACACTTTCTTGAATAGGTGTTCTTATCCCAACATAAACATCCTCTCTTACTTGCTTTAGGACTTGAGTAACTCGGTGTTTTAAAATCCTTATCCATAGTTCTGTGTCTTTTGAATGAAATAAATAACATCCCATATCTTAGCAGTACCACCATTAGCAGTTATATTCCATTGGCTTCCGTTGCTAATAAAATTTGCATCTGCATAATATTGAAATACTGCGTGATGGTCGTGTGCTACATCGTTTCCTTTAGGGAATGTAATTGTATCTCTGATTCTATCGTAAGGAGTTCCATTACCACCTTCAAAGTGCATTTCTAAGTAAGTCTGATTAGCGTTGGCAGCAGAGTACTTGAATACTACTGTCATTACATAAGTATCGTTCTCGTTGTCCGCTAATACCTTTTTAGTAGTTGAGTTGTAATAATCTACTCCTACATTACTCCTATAAGATGATGCTGCATTGTTAGGTATTACTACTTCTACTCCATCAGCTAAAGAAAGTTTACTCGCTGAAGTATATTGTCCATCATCATATCTTGCCCAACCAAGTGCTTGAGAAGTTGGGTACTGAGGAAACAATCTTACCCACTCACCATTATATACAGTCCATACACCTGAAGGAGTAGTTACATACGCACCCTCCTCAATAGCGTATTGTAGTCTTACCTCTTCGGTATCTACATCCGATTGTACTTTAT